TTGAAACGGCCACATATCGAAACCGACAAGACCCTCATCAACGTTTACAATCTTGATATAAGTTCTTGCAAAATATACAGGATCGTCTTTACATTTAATAAATTCACTAATTTGGTCAGCAGTAAACTCCAAAGGCGTATTTGCCTTTTTTAAATTGGGATTACCAAGATATATGTTATCAGACAAATGTTTGCCTCCATTCCCATATATCATCATTAGTTTCTTCGGTGAGAATCATTGATCGCCCATCTTTATCAATGTTTATATCTCTTATATAACCACCCTGACGACTACCACTTATAATTTCAACATAAGTTCCACTAATCCCAGTATTTAATTGCCAAGGAGTTGTTAGTTTATAGTGTCTAATATAATCACCGTCTGCTGTGGCTACATACATATCTTTTCCATTTGGCATAAAAGCTACGCCTCTAGGGGCATTCATAACATCTAGGTATCCTACGTAATCTATACTATGAGAATTTACAAAATAAGCTGGAAATTCTGATCTTACTGTATACTGACGAATTCTATCATCACTATTATCACAAATATATAAATGTCTGCCATCAGAACTCCAATGCATAGAGTCAAAATCACCTATACCTTCTGTATTCATTAGATGCCACCCATTTTCAGAAGTATATAAATCTCCTGGAGTTAACATTTCTTGCCGATACACTCCCTTTCTATTTGTAGCATTAGACTCAGCATCTAAAATGAATAGGTAATCATCACCATTAGGTCCAGCAAAACAACATCCCCGAAGATAATACATCTTTTGTGGTAATTGAGTACTAGAGTAGTAGCCACTATAAGAATTATCTCCAAAAGTCTTAGAACTCCAATCATATCCTGTCGCAAAGTTTAACCAATATACTCTATCATTAGTAGCTACAACAGCTAATTGTGTTCCATCAGAATTCCAAGAAACTCCCGTAAAATCGCTACTACTGCTGATCTGTGAACTACCAACCAAAGTCTTAGTACCCGTAACATCCCAAGCCGTATCAAATTCATAAACTCCAACATATCCAGATGTATTTCCAAATGCATATTTTGTACCATCAGGTGAAAAAGCAAATCCATGATGTTCAGAACTCTTAGCCCATGCACCATAATAAGTGCAATTACTTAAACTAATATCCCATGCAGTTGTCAAATCAATCCTATGGAGATCATCATTACCAGTACCAGTTATGAAAAGTTTAGACCCATCAGGAGAAAAAAATAAATCTCTTGGAACTGTCTCAATATTACCAGAACTTCCAGCCATACTTGAAGAATTGAAAGCAAGTTCAACAGGACTTGATTTTGTTGTGGGATCCCAAGGAGTAGTCATTGTCCATTCCATTACCCTATCATCATCATAATCTATTAAATAAAATTTAGTTCCATCAGGTTTTATAAATAATCCTTCATTATTCGCACCATAACCAGTTGTAGTTCCATAAACACCAGTATGTTTAGCATCACCAGAAAAATTAGCAACTCGATACCAATTAGTATCACTAGGTAATCCAGTTTGATATGCTAAGTAAAATGGATATTTAGTCTTTAATTGAAATAAGTCATCATAATTGGTTGATCCAAAAGTACAATATGTCCCATCAGCACTCCAATTAAATGAAAAAGAATTAAATGCTCGATTTCCTGAGTTGAAATTCCATTCATACAAATACGTTTTAGTACTCAAATCATAAGGAACCTCTAATTTCCAATGTTGTATTTTATCGTAATTAGACACATAAAAATGGTTACCATCAGAACTTATAACTGCACATTTTGGTTCAGTCTCACCTCCAGCCGTCATGGGATTAATTACCTTAGTAACCAACTCCCAAGAACCAATACTCCTCATAGCATTATATTGCGCCGTTCTTGAATTATGATCAACCATTCCAATAGGAGTATGTTGTGGTAAAAAACCCCAACTCATACCGCTCATAGTAAGAGATGAACTTTGAGTTCCTATTCCAATTACTCCTCTTTTTCCTATCATTATACTATTTCCTCATATCCAACAGCAATATCTATATCATTTGCAACTGATACTTGAACTTCAATTCTATGCCCCTCTTCCAAATAAAAATAACTTTCTTTTGATGATACAATTTGAGTTGTTTGGTTTAAAACTGTAAAATTTTTCGCAAGATATGAAGTGCTTCCTGCACCAATAGTATTTGCAATAGATACATTTAGAATAGCATCACTTGCTGCATCTATATTAGCAGCAAAAATACTATTAACTTTATAAACTTTATTGCTATCTTGCAAATTCGTCAATACAAATACTTTATCAGTCGTACTAATAGTTTGGAATGCTGTCTTTCCAGTAATAGTTGTTGGACTTTTTAAATTAGGTGCAGTCATTATTATCCTCCTGTATGGTTATTTATCAGAAAATCATGGACATCATTACTGAACTTGCCTCAGAACCACCACCAGATGAAACAGTAACAGTAGCAATACCAGCAGATGGATTTGTAAAAGTAACTGCTATTCCAGTTCCAGCAAAATTGAGAGTACTTACACTATTTGCAGTTCCTACTATTATATCATCTTTTCTTATAGTTAATCCAGCAATAGCATTTGCAGGTGCAGCAGCTTCCCAAGTAGGTGCATTACCAGATCCATTTGATTGAAGAACTTGTCCTGCGGTACCAGTTGAAAAGGCTTCAGTAGCATTATTTCCAGTTTGTATTACTAATTGTTGTGTTGCATTGAATGATAAATCAGTTGCAGTAGAAGCGTTACCATCTATAGTTCCACTAATAGTTCCACTAATATCTCCAGTAATAGTGACACCCGAAGCAGTAGTTTTTAATCTTTCTGTTCCTTGATGATATAATGTTATTGATCCATCACTTACCTTTGCAGCAGTTGTTCCAATACCAGTTGTTATGAATAAATCTCCAGTTCCGTCTTCATTTATATAACTATTTGATCCACTATGGAATATTTTTAAATCGCTAGTTCCATCACCACCAGTTCCAAATACTGCTTTAGCACCATCATTAAATTTTAAAATTGATGCTGATTTATCCCACATCAAATTATAGGATGAACCTTGAAATATTACATCATTAGCAAATGCTCCAGACGCTCCAGTAAAATCAAGAGCTGTTGCACTCATAATTCCAATAACTTGAACTCCTGCATTAGTAGTTTTTAGCTTTAAATCTCCATGATAATAAAGATCCGTTTCACCAGGCGTTGAATCTCCATCTGTTGCTATCCCTAGACTACTTATTCCAGCAACTATTAAATTGGCAGTTGAACCACCACCATCGGTAGTTAATACATCAGATAAATTTGCTCCACTAATAGCAGGTAAAGTGCTAGGAAATCTACCATCTGGTATGGTTCCTGAAGATAAATTATCTGCATTTAAAGAACTTAAATTAATAGTCTTATAAGTTTGATCTCCTGCAAGGAATGTCGTACTATCTGCTGTTCCAGTTCCTAGTCTTGCAGTGGGAACAGTTCCAGTATTACTTGACTGTCCTAAATTGAGATTAGTTACATTTGCACCATTTCCTGTAAATGAACTAGCAGTAACAATTCCAATAAAATTAGCATTACCATCTGTAGAGACTGTTGCAACACCTGCAGTTATAGGACCAACATGAATACCCATCCTGGCAGTAACCATTCCAACAGAATCAACACTAGTTACATCTTCATAAGTTAATGTTTGTCCTACAGAAATATTATTGGCAGTTATTTGATCTACAACAATGCTTGGACTACCAGTAAGTCCTTGAGAAATTGTCGATATACCAGCAGTACCAGCATAGGTTGATATGCCAGCATCAGTAGCATAGGTAGCAATACCAGCACTACCAGAATAAGTTGATATTCCTGCTGTAGTTGCATATCCTGCTGTAGTTGCAGTATTTGCAAGAAGAGCAGTTGATGCTATTCCAACTATTGAAGTTGCTGTTATAATACCAACATTTAAATTTTTAGTAGTTGAATTTCCTCTTCCCAATACATCATCTAAGGTTGATGTTTCTGTTGTAAGATATGATAAATTATTAATCGAACCATCAGCCATCAAAAATTGACTATTAGTTCCACCTTCTTTTTTGAATGTGGTTGCAGTAATAATTCCAGCAATATTAGCATTACCTTCTATCCATAAAGGTGTTTTTGCGTTATTTGTTCCAATACCAACCCTACCAACTACTTGTAAAGCCGTCTTTAATTCACTATAATTGGGTAGACCAATTACAATATCTTTAAATCTATTGCTAGTATATCTTGCCATTTTAATTTAATGTCTCCAGGACACTTCCTATAAATTTAACATCAGTAGCATTATCAGCTTTCAATACCATAACATCACCAGATTCCAAAACAAGTTTACCTGAAAGAAGATTTGCAGAATCACTTGATGCTATTGGATAATCCTTTAATATCTCTGTAACTACGTCACTACCATCAACAGATCTTTTATGTGAGAATGATACTGTACGAGTTGCTGCACCAACATTGGTTGCAGATGCCAAAAGTACAACACCAGAATAACCAACTGGAGCTGTATAAATTCCAACTGCACTTGTAGGTGCAATATGGGTAATAGTTTTGAATACATTAAGTGCTAATGCCATTTTCTTAATCTCCTCCTAGTGCTAAAATAAATGGTGTCATTGTTGAAAATAAACTCTTACTATAAGAATCTCCAGAAACGGTTCCAGTTTGTTGATTAATAACAACACCATCTCCAATTCTAAAATTACCAGTTTGGTCGGTACTTGTAAATATTGTCAATCCACCATTCTTATCGTATATTTCATTCTCCTGAATTGCAACACCACCTCGTGAAGGTAATGCATCGACCAATTCTACTCCAGATCCAATATATTGGAATGAATGACTTGATGCAAGTATTCTACTTTGTTTAAAGAATGGAACAGTTGAACCAATGCCAACAGCATAAGGAACATTTTCACTAATTGTAATTGTACTAATTCCAGCAGTAATGGGTGTTGATTCCGTTATAACGTAATAATCAGGTTTAGTTGTTAATGATGCAGTTGCACTACCAGAAACGGTAATAGAAGGTACTGATGTGTAACCTCTTCCACTTGAAACAATATTTATTTTAGTAAGTATTCCATTCGTAATCTCTGAATTTGCTGTTGCTTTTATACCCCAAGATTCTGATGGTGCATCAATAGTAACTGTTGGTGCGCTGGTATATCCACTTCCACCATTCGTTATAGTTATTGTATCTACTGATTTATATAATGTGTCAAAATAAACAACTTGTCCATCAAATGGTCTTATTACATCTATCTTTGCATTTCCACCAGAAACATAAGTATGTGCATATTTTGATACACCCACATTAGTGGTAAAAGATGTTGCGTTAGGAACAGATTTTACTTCAAATACATATCCAACATTACCATCAGGATAAACTTTATTTTGTAAAGGAACTTGACCAACATTAATTGTAAATGCTGTTGATGATGTTACAGTAACAGCAGTAGTTACACCTGCAATTGGATCCGATGTACGAGGATAAGGGTGAATTGTTTGATGATTATCTGCATCACAAGTGAATTTTATTGATTCATTATCAAGAGTAATTGTATCATTTGTTGACATTCCATGAGCAGAATCAAATGTTAATGTGAGAACACCTGTTGAAGGAACATAAGTTGCTCCACTTGGAGTCTTTTGATTACCAAATTGTGCGCCACCAGTAACATTAACTGCATTTGGTTCTGCCGATGAAAATATATGAGTTCCACTACCATAATTGCAACTAAGTGTCATACTAGAAAGAGTTACCCCCATCCCAACCTCAAATCCATGAGCACCACTAGTTGTTACTGTAGCAAGACCAGAAACATTATCATAAACAAAATTACTTATATTTTTAGTAGGAGTATCTAAATTTATCGCAAAAGTAGAAGAATTTGCTGCAGCTGCAGTAGATATAATTCCTGTATATTTTCTTAAACTCACACCATCAGAAACCATTCCATAATTACCGAAAGATGAGTTAGAGTTTGTTACATCACATTGTCCACCACTAATACAGGTAATACCAGTATCAAGATTCATAGTGAACATTGAAACTATCTGTGCGTAACCCTCATTACTAACTGAAACTCCTATACCATTTGAATTATATTGAGTATATGAGTCAGTAACCATACCTTTAAATGGTCCTACTGATTTACTACCATCAACTTTCATACCAATACTATTCACAATTCTATTGGTACAAAATCTAATGTATGGTGATTGTGGATTATATTCTATCTTATCTGGATTAAATGCAACAGCAGCAATCCCTTCATTTACTGTTCCAGAAAAAGTTAATTCCTGCAACATAACTCCTGGTGCTACATGAAATAAATCTTTATCTGCATTTTGAGGGGAAATAGTTACTTCTCTCAAACTATCTCCAACTATACTAACTTGTTTTGGAACAACAATTGGATTATTTTCTACATAAACTCCAGCACTAACTTTAATAACAGATGAGTCTGTTGCAATTCCAACTGCTCCTTTGATCGTTGCTTTTGCTGTACTAATTTTAAGTCCGTTATTTGAATCGTTTCCGTCTTTTGTGACATAAATTATATTTGTAACTTGACCACCAATACCAGTAAGATTAGATCCATCACCATAATATGATGTTGCCGTAACTATACCAGCATTAGATATATTCCTACTATCATCTATGATAGTATTTCCAGATATTTTAATTGCCATTTACCGTCTTCGTGTATCCACTGGGTAATTTTAATTATTTAGTTGTTCTTTAAGTTCGTCTATTTGCTTCTGTTGATTCTTTACGCATTCAATAAGAAGTCCAACTAATCCATTATAATTTACAGTTTTGGGATCACTACCATTTACTAATTCAGGGATGACTTCTTGTAGTTGATCTGCAACAACACCAAGAGATGGTCTATTATCTTTTTTCCAATTAAAAGACACACCCTCAATTTTCATTACCTTTTTTATAGGATCTTCAATTTGTTTTATATTTTTCTTTAATTTAATATCAGAAGTTGAATCAAAATCAATAGCAGTTAGAATTCCAGTATATTTTGCACCACCACCAGAAGCAACAACTTGCACATCACCAGAAGAAATTGAACCGCTATCTGGATTAAAAGTTATTGATGCTGTACCAATAGAAACTATTCCCGTAATTCTTGCATTACCATCAACTATTAGTTTGTTTCCAGGAAAATTACCAGATTCTATAACTGATGTACCAATACCAACAGAACCATTTGTCCAAGGTCCATCAGCACCCTCTACCCAAGAATCACTAGTTATATCTACATTTGCAAATTCAAATTTAGTTAATGAATGATTGTATTTTAAAAACTTACCATCATAAGCAGAAGCATTAGTTGCAATACCAACAACATCATCCAAATATTTTAAACGTGTTTCACCACCTCCACCAAGTGTTGATAATTGTTGTTGAATACGATTTATAAAAGTTCGGTAATGATCTTGAAGTTGTTGTGTAGTTACATATCCTTTACCTAAAGGAGTTAATGGATCTTCATTATCAATTGATGGTGGTTCATCCAATAATCCTTCACTAAGAATAGTTTGCTCATTAAATTTAGCAAACATTTCCTCAATATATTCAATTTTTTTAGAAAGACCATCATCTGCCTTTTTAAATTTAACAAAATTTACTTTAACTTTTTCATTTAATTCATTTTTAAATTCATCTATAAGTTTATTTTGTTCGTTTAGATGTGTTTCATTCTCAACAATATCTATTCTTAATTTATTTAATTTCTTATTAAATAATTCCTGAGAATCTTCAATTACATCAACCTTTTCTCCGACAATTGATATAACATCCTTATTTGATTTAGAAATATTTTCCTCAAGTTCCTTATATTTAATTGAAGAACTTATTTTAAATTGATTGCTTACTTTGTCTATATTATCCTTTATTTCTTTAATTCTTCCTTCAAGTAAGAAGGAACATGCCATCATAGCTTCATCTAATTCCTCTTTAGCAAATTTAAATACCCTAATACTTTTAAGTTCTTCTTGAATATCTTCTATTGCATCAGAAAGTAATTCAAATTTGTTTATATTATTTTTATATGTTTCAAATGCATCAGAAAATGATCTCAACTGAGGTTGAACAATCAATTGATTAAAATTTTCTTCTACTGTGCTAACTTCTTTCTTGTGAAAAAAATCTGCTGGTTTCTTAAGTGCCATTATTTAGCTTTCATCAGACAGAGTATTTTAGTTATTTATTCTATCAGAAATCATCCATATATTCTTCTGGATGTAATTTATCTGTAACAGTCCAAGAATACGCATCTTCATAATCATTTAGATAATCCATCCATTCATTACAACATGGACGACCTAAAGTATTTTCATTGAATGAAACTTTTTTTCCATCTCCATTCTCAAAATTTTCAATTAATAATGTTCCTCTATGAACATAAACACTTCCCTCTTTCATCACATCTACAGTAATGGTAGTTCCATCTGAAGTATAATCTAGCATTTCCGTAATCATTATGGAACTAATGCTCCTGTTTGTAAATTATAATCAAATCTCCATTGATGTATGGTAAAAAATGGGAATCCTGCCAGTCCTGCATTTCCTGCATTTCCACTTGCTTCACAATAGATATAATATTCACCAGTCCATCCCTGATGATTACGGTCTGGCCCAGTATAACCCGAAGCAGTACTACCAGAATCATAGTTAATTGGATCGTTACTTCCATAATCAGTCACTTGCCAATTACTAGCACTATAAAATGTACCGTAGTTGGATCGAGCATCTGCTTCTGATCCTCCAGCACCAGCCCAAGTTGTAGGAGAATCGTAATGCATCCAAAGATCAGGTCCATTGGTTGGTCTTGCAAGATCTGGATCAAAATTTAACGATCTTCCATTTCTACAGGTTAATAAATGTCCTGCCCAAGCAGCATCACCTTTATAATCACTACCACCTTTATAAAATACAACTAATTTTCCTGCAGTATTTGTAGCATAAGTATTTAAATTTATATCAACATGATTCCAAGGAGTATGATCATAACCATGTTTTGATCCAGATATAGTTGTCACATTTCCATCAACACTATCATTCATTGTTAATGGTCCATTTAAAGTTGTACTACCCTTTTCTTTCCAATATGTCCACCATTGACCGATATGAGGTCCTCTCATGTGATACCATATTCTAAGGTTACAATCTACATTTGGGGTTCCAGCAGATCTTGATGTTCTAAAATCTATTTCCTTTCCACTAACTATAGTAGATTCAGGTTCACCAGCACGATTTTTTAAACTTCTTAGTGGCATAATTAAGATTCCTTATCTCCAATTACCAATACATTACAAGCAATACTAGCAGTTTCAGCATTAACTTGAATTGTATCACCATTATCAGATAATGTGATTGGATATGCAAATTCCAAAAAGTAAGTATCATTTGCAGATAATGTTATCCTTGCTAATTTATTTGTAGCTCCAGCAGTTCCAGCACTACCACCACTATGGGGTACTACATGAATTGAAACAATTATTGAGGCTGAAGAACTAGTATTAAAAAGTGTCAATCCTCTTATATAAGCGGTTTTACTACTACTAACTGTATACACTGCAGAAGTTGAGTCTCCACTCACTGCAGTAATTCCACCTAATCCAGTTTTTGCTAATGCCATTATCTATTATATATTTCTAATATTTATGTGAACATCATTATCTCTAATAAATCAACAGTTCCACCACCGCCACCGCCACCAGATGCTGCAATCGTTACTGAATCTGCTGAATCATCTGTGGTTATTGTTACATTAGTACCAGCAACTAATGTTAACGTATCTGTTGCCGAGTCTGCTGCTACTGTATTTTGACCTGCTACAGCAACATTTGAAAATGCATTTTGGTTTGCCTCTCCTCCACCAGAACCAGATTGCTCTGCCCATTTCCAATTAGTATCTTCGTTTGAATCATATACTAAAACTTTATCAGCACCAACAGTACCACCAGCATTGATATGTTTTTCTTCTACTTTATCATTAGCAATAGTTAATTCTGCAGAACCTGTTACGTCTCCTGTATGGGATGGGTGAGTATAATTATTGTATGAACTATCGTGGTTATGACTAGATCCAGCGTATGAACTATCGTGGTTATGACTAGATCCAGCGTATGAACTATCGTGGTTATGACTAGATGCAGCATATCCACCAGTAGAATGATCGCCCCAACCGTGTGCTGTATCCCAATTGGCAATTTTTGCATTAGTTACATTACTGGCATCATGTGTTGAATTTAAATATGTATTGGCATCTATCGTACCATCTGCCTTTAGGAATTGTGTTGAAGTTCCACCAATAGTTCTAAACCTGGTTGCAGTCATAATACCAGTAGTATTAAATACCGCTTCAGTTCCAATTCCACCGATTGATTTATTATCTTTATCTACAAAATCTATAGTACCTCTAGATGATTTTTTAAGTTTAATTCTATTATCTCCAGTACCAATTTCTATTTCATCTAATCCAGTAATTGTTTTTGCATTAGGATCAAGAGTAATTGATGCAGTACCAATTGTTAGTATACCAGTAACACGAGCATCTCCATCAACTATTAAATCAGTAGTAGCTCCACCAACTACTACATTACCTATAGTAGTAATACCAGTTATATCTACATTATTAAATGTTGAAGTATTTGAAGTGTCTATTCCAGCAATACTTCCACCACCACCACCGCCACCACTAGCAGTAACAACACCATCACCATCTATTGACAATCCACTACCAATTTTAATTCCACCAAGAGTATCTGAAGCAGCTGTAGGTAAAGTATATCCACCACCAGATGTATCAGAACCTACCCACTTACCACTAGCAGAATTATACTTTAAAAACTTATTATCAACTTGTGCAGTTGAAAGATCAACATCATCCATATCCTTGATGTTAACAGCACCACCACCACCAATTGTTGATAGTTGTTGTTGGATTCTTTGTATTAATATTCCATAATGCTTTTGGAAGTCCTCCATTGTTGCGAACTTCTTATCTACTGGAGTTAATGGATCTTCATTATTATCAGTAGCAGCAAGCATACCTAAAGATTTTTCAATCAAAGAAACATCTTCTAGTACTTCTTCTACTTCTTCTTCAAATTTTTCATCTTCTAATTCTTCTTCAGCAACAATTTCTTCTTCTATTTCTTCTTCAGCAACAACAGGTTCTTCTATTATTTCTTCTTGTTCTTCTATTACTTCATCAATAATTTCTTTAGGTTCTTCTATTACTTCTTCAATTTCAACAATTGATTCTTCTTTTTTCTTTTCATCAATATTTAAAAAGAAGTTCTCAAAAGCTTCAAGTTTTTTCTCTTGTTTTTTCTTCTTTACTACTTCTTCCTTTTTTATCTTTCCAAATTCCTGGAATAAAGAATCTAAACCCAAATCACCTACAATAGTATTGAGTTCTTCTTTTGCCTCTTCTAATTTTTCCTTTTTCTCTTTCTTTGATTTTGAGATTTCTGAGAAAAAGTCTCTTAAATCATCTGACATGATTTAATTCTCTCCAAAGAATAATAAAGGTTTAGTTGGATCTCTCCTTGTTGGGTTGTATGCTATTAATTTAGCATCAGGATATATTTTTCTTATTGCTTGTACTACAGAACTTCTAGTTGGACGTGTAAACACATCAGGAAAAAACATTTGAGTAAATATTGTTTTTCCTCTCCAGTTAAGAGTTACCCCATATGTCGATCCTCTTTCCTGTACACGAAGATATGCTTCTCTAATTGATGATCTAAACTGCCTGTAATTTTTCATTTATCCATCCCCTTCTTTAGTAGTTTTTGTAATTCTGCAGTAGACCCAACAAACAATGCATTATTAACAGTAGATGGCCCTTTTGCTTGTTCCTCATTTAAATTTTTCATTTTTAATTGCAAATCAATCAATTTATCAGTTGTATCAGCAACATTCTTAATCAATTGACTGACAACCTCAAATGCTCGTGGTTGTTGACCATCTTCAGCAACTTCCATAATACGATCAAGTGCTTCCTGACCCTTTTCAATTAAAGAATAAAGATTACCTCTCGTATACTCATAATCAAGAGTGTGGTTGTCTTTACCTTTCTCAAGTTTTTTTAGTTGATCTTTTCCACGCTTAAGGGTATCCTCAGCCTCTTTAACAACTTCAATGTCTAAAGCATTGTCTATAGC